TTTTATCCAAGGCCATCCAACCAACTGACAACAAGGTCAATACGGAACCGATGATTTCGGTAAGGGTCGCTGAATCAATGATACCTTTAGCAACAAGGGTTCCACCGATGAAGGTTAACAGGTGGCGAAGTAAAGCGATGACTGCTGATTTCATAAAAGGGAGTTTTGGGGTTTCGGGGTTGCGTTTGCGAAATAATCTCATAGCGATTTGTGTTCGTTGTAGTCCTCGGTGTACTGCTCGTCCCATCCAAGGAAGGAGTGAACTCCGCAAGGTTCGGGCCAAGTTTCGTACTGGGTAGCCTCTTCGGGTGCGTCGCCCTCCCAAAGGATGTCATAGCAGATAAAGCCATCCAAGACTCCGAGGTCAAACGCAGCGGTCGTGCCTGTGGATAGAGCCAGCACCTTGTCAGCGTCGGCCTGCTTGGGGAATGCGTATTTTCGGAAGGTAGCCATCGTTAGAGGGTTGTAAGGGCAACGAGTTCTGCGTTGGTTAATCGAGTGGTGTAGGGTGCAGCAGCACGGATGCGGGCATTCCAAAAGGAACTAGATGCTGCGGTTGTCTCGATTTTTCCGATGTTTATGTCGGTCAAAGATGCAGGGAAAGCCGCACTTGTTCCTGATACTACTGCGCCTCCATCTAAACTTGCGAATAAAGTACCGCTGACACCGCTTTGCTGATACGCAAAGGCGACTTTATGATAACCAGCAGCAGGGTCGCCAAGAGATATACTGGTTCCTTGAATTTGAGCCCTTAATGCATTACTCGTATAATAAAGAAAAACCCTATTTGTTTGAGTCCCATCGCTCAGAGCAAAAAGCCTTCTCGTTGTTGTGTCGCTTCGTATCTCAAACTCCGCATAAATCGTCCCCTCGGTCTGCCCGATGCATCCGCTGACTGCGCCTGTTACATTTATAGCGTCTGCGTTGCGGGTTACCGCTGCGGTGGTTGTGGGGATGTAGGAGGTGGCGATGGAGCCTGTTTCAAGTTGTGCGCCCCAAGCACTAACGCTACCACTTACAACCGATAAAGGTATGCCTCCCGATATTTGTGTTCCAATTCTAAATCCAACCCTCGGGTTTGTTGCAGGCGTATAACCCATTAACACCGTCATTCTGCATCGATACCATCCGTTTCCGTAGTTTTCCATTCCAACGCTTTGGAGCGTAAAGCCAGCCCCTACCGTACCGCTCGCACCAAGTGTTCCTTCGTTTAAGTTAAATGCCTGACAAACACCGCTTCCGTATGTCGTTGCATTCTCCTGAAACACATTCATTGTAAATCCACTCGACAATGCACCAAACTTGCCAAATAATGAGTAAGTGTAGGTTGTTCCACTCGTCAATGTAATCGTCTGCCTTATCCTATCGGTATTTGAATCTGCAATAAATGTTGTCGCATTAGCGGTTCCATCAGGCGATGTTATGCCAGTAACAGTTGCAGAGGCAGCAACAGACCAAGTAGCTGAAAAGTCCTGACTCCTCAAAGCCAAGTTCGACCCACTCGGCTCCACCAACAACGCAGGGCATCCACCGCCTATCGGATAGTCCAACCTCGGAATCCCCGAAGCCACGACCTCAATCAATCCGCTTGCGTTGACCCTTGTTGCCGTAGTCGCACGGGTTACATTGAAGTCGCCCGATGCACCCAAGACCACACCGCCCGAAGTCGTAGCGACTGGGGTGTAGAGTTTGCCCGTCTTAAAGCGAGCAGGGACAAGGATAAGCGATGGGGTTGGCATTGTTAGAAGTTGTAAATAACTGCAAAGCGATTAAAGAGGCATCCATCCACAGCAGCCTCGGCAGCGGTTGCACCGTCAGTCGTAGCCCTTGCGTTGAACAAGGCCCAAACTCCAGCAGCAACGCCGCCTTGGAGCATATTGGTCGGGTAGCCGTAGCCGTAGCCGATAAGCATCGCTTAGAGGAAGGTATAACCGATGACTGAACCTGCGCTTGGAGTAACGGCAGTAATCTTACCGCCATTGCGACCGCTTATCACGATACCAGCGGAAATAGAAGCCCCCGAAAAGTTGTAAGCGGTTAGCAGGTTTTCGCTTCCAGTTCCTGTAAGGGTTGTGAAGGTCGCAGCAGTGTTGACTACAAGGAAGTCGTAGTTTTTCCCGGTAACGGTTCCGTTGATAAACTCCATCGTACCGCCTTGGCCGAGCATTTGTTGCAGAATAGGTGTAGGCATTTTTTAGCGTTTAATTGTAAATGTAGATTAGACTGGAATTTCACAAACCGAATGGCCGAACGGAATCTCAAAGGTCATCGTCGCCTGCCACCCTGCCGTGCGGTCATCTCGGCTCTCCACGAACCTCGTAAGGTTCACGGTGGACGAGAGGGTCCAGTCCTCGTTCGGGTCGTTTGTAAGCGATGATATGAAGTCCTGTGCGATTTGTAGTTGGTCGCTTAGGACCTCGTCCTCGTTATCCTGCCAACCCAGCGTAGGGCTGCCTGAAACCACTCCGCCCATCGGCTTAATGGACTCAACTCTATCACTAAAATATACCCCAACCACCAAGTCCAAAGTGCCAGCGTCAGTATTTGCAGACTGCACGTCCGCAAAAACGAGCGGATAGACGATTCGCTCACGGCTTGGGGTTCGCAGGTTGATGGTGTTGTCCGTGCCTACCGCAAGAGGGTCGCCCGTCCCGAAGGAGTTTACTTGCGGATGGTTGTTGGCAAGGTCCAAGAGAGCCTGCTTGATTTTTATCCAAGACATAGTTTTGCAGTTTCAGTATGTTCTTCTTGTGCGCACCCATCCTTAGCAGTCATTACACGCCCCGAATTGACCGTATGGGTAGGGGTAGTCAAGGTTGCTGATTCCCATTCTTCGGTTGCGGTCCAAGACCATTCCTGTGCGGTAGTTGGTAGCGTTCGGGTAGATGGTATCCAACGCAGACGGAGGCGAGTTCCACAAGGGGTATGAATTGCGGTTCTCCATGAGGTATCGGGTAATGCGCTCGGAGTACCACTCCGCATCGTTCTTCACTTTGTCGGTCAGCCGGGTAATCTCTTCCATGCTCATTTGTGAGGACTCTTCGCTCGTTCTGCGAACCATCCCCTTGTTCATGTACTTAAACGCAAGGACCATCGGCAACTCGTAGTAGAGCCATTGAATCATTGCAGGCTGGATGTAATCTTCCAAGAGCGTTTGGTTGAGCGCAGACGTTGAACCGCTGACGACCTGCGTAACCAATTCCCCATACAACGGAGAGCCTACAATCGGCTGAATCCGCATCTCTTGGACCTTGACAACCGTTGGGCGGATTTGCGTGTAGGATACGTTCTCGTTTATGATTGAGTTGTCCAGTAGCGTTTCTTCGCTTATAAAGAGTGCCTTCATGCCTTCGTGATTTTATTGCCTTTACGGATTACCAACTGCTGCTCCCATACGTGCCTGCATTGTGGCCTGTTCACTCCGCTCGGTGTGTGATACCAACCGCCCCTCCTGTTCCAAACGGAGTAGCCCATTATCGCAGAAATCCCGTCAATGTCCTCACGAGTGTAGACCTTGCCTTGCCCGGCTAAGTCAAGCATCACCTTGCAGAACTCACGGCTGGAGCCTTTGTCTTTGTTGCTGAAACCTGTCGCCCATGCGTACTTGTAGCGGACCTCCAGTACAGGCTCGGCAACTTCCTTCACGCCCTTGGGAAGGTTCTGCTCGGCTATCTTGTCCACGGCCCTGCTGATTGGGTAGCGGTCTTTTGTGATTAGGTAGGCGACACGCTTGGCGACCTTCGCCTTGCTGACCCCGAACTCCTTTGCCATTTCTTCAACGCTGGCTTCCCGGTTCTTCTTGCGGTAGGCTTCAATCTTCTTGTCAAGTTCAACCTCTTCCTCGCCCAGTTCGGCAAAGGCCAAGCGTATGTTTTCGTCGATGTTGGCGTCGAACCGCATCGGCTTGGAGTGCATCACATGGTAGTCGTCTGCATGGCATCCGAATTTACTTGCAACCACTTCCAAGACCTTGAACTCCTCGTCGCCCCATCCGTAGTCCTCGTCATCTTCTTGGCCCCAAGTCGGCTCGCTGAACTCTTGGGCCTGCACTCCGAGCATCGTGTCAATCTCTTGGGATGACAAACCGAACCCTGCTGACAACATGGTCCGAGCCATTTCCAAGGTGATTTTGTCCTGCATGTACTGCCTGACAATACGCATCAGGTTTTGATACTCACGGCCCGATAGTTTCTTGATGTTGTCGTTGCTCTGCAAGGCTTCCACGGCTTGCGGTTGCTCGTCGGGTTGGGGATTAGGTCCAACCACATCGGCAGGCTTTTCCAAAGGTTGCAGACCTGCTTTTTCCCTCAATTCGTCTTGAGTCATAATCTGCAACAGGGCTTGCTCGCTTAGTCGCTCCGTGATAGGCTCTACGGGGATTAGTTCCATCCCTTCCACGCCATTGAAGGATCCCAAGTAGTTGATCATCCGCTCCACCTTGCGGACCCTGTCGTTGACGTAGGTCGCCTTGAATAGTTCGTAGGCTTCGACCAATTCGTTGCGTCCACCCAATTGGCCTTCGGTCTTGACTCCGAAAAGCATGGGGTTGGTTACACGGTGTGCGATGAATATCTCTTGCTGGATGGCTTTGTTCAGTATCTCGAACTGCTTGTCCATGTCGCTTGGAGTGAGCGGTTCAAGTGTCGGAGCCTTGGCTGCATCGTCGTTGAAGGTTACAACGAAGCGACCAGCGTTGTCGGTTCCCGAAAACTTGCGTTTGATTTGCCTCTCAATGTCCCCCTGTTCTTCGGGGGTAGGAATCCCGTTGTTGAAATTAATCAAGTAACCCCCCCAAAAGTTGTTGCGGAGGTTGTTGTTGTGGAAGTTCGCCACTTGCACGTCTGCCTCAATCCAAGCGTTCCCTCCGATGTATTCGGGGAGCGGATAGTGCTTCACGCCAGCAGCGTACACCCTGTAATAAAACAACTGCTTTCCGAGGCGATTCTCCGGGTCGAAGGCAGGAATCTTCTCGATGTCGCCCACCTTCGGGAACAACTGCATCATGTCATCGTTGTACCAGTCAGCGACTTGGAACATCTTCTCCTCCTTGTCAACCCGGATTTTCTCAAACGGGATATGCTCCATCTTCGCAATCGTGCCAAGTTTGGACCAAGTAACCGCAACCGCAAAGCCGTTGAAAATCTCTAAGTCAAGAACCAGTTTCTCGGTGATGTCGTTTAGGTCCTCCGTGCTGGAAAGTCCATCGAAGAACTTGATGAATCGGGCCTGCTGCTCCACGGTCAAGTCATCCCCTGCCTGCCATCCTCCGCCCATGATGTAGTTCACCTTGCCGTTGACGATAGCGTTGTGCTTGGACGACCTGCGATAGTTGTCAAGCAGGTAGTATGGGTACTCGTTGGCAAAGCCGTAGGTGATGTACTTGCCGGAGCGATTCTCCAACATCACGGGGACCTTATGCTCTATCCCAAGCCATTGGGTGAAGTGCTGCGTTGACTTGCTCATAGGGTGTGTACGGTGAATGAAAGGGCTGAAATCGTGATACTTGCACCGCTATCGACTGCGTAGATATAGATAGTGAACTCATCGTTGACCGCACCTGTAACGTAGGCCTCGGTGTAAATCGCATGGCCGTCGTTGTGGCTCGTTGTGATATCGGTCATTGATTGGTCAATGGTCGTGCCGTTCTTGGCGATGTAGACTTTGATTTGATTCCCGTTGTTGCCCTGCGCCAAGACCATGGATGCAGCGATGCGAAGGGTCGCCCCCGTTGTGCCTGTGTAGGTGATGGCGGTGGTGGTCCTTGAAAAGTTGTAGGTTGACAAAACGCCCGATTTCATCGCACTTGTCAACTTGACCCGTTGCCCCTGCGTCGGGGTAAAGGCCGTGTCGGTGTCGATGTAAAGGTTCGCAAAGCCTCGCTCCCGGTCAAGCGTTGCGGTGTCTGCAAGGTCGTCGAATAGACCACCAACACGGGCTGCGGTGTTCGCCCCGGCAGCGGTTTCGTTGGTGATGGTTAATGCACTCGTTTGGAGTTGGCTTCGTGTTTGTACGCTCATTATGCGAAAGTTGAGTCAAAGGTGGAATCAAAGACACCCTCGTCGGATGCCTCGTAAACATTGTAAGTAATCGTATTGGCGTAGGTGTTGAAGCCTATCGTTGCGGTTTGTACAAATGCCAAGCCCGTTTCAACGACCGCCAAAGCAGCGGTAACCGTGCTATTGGTATCGTAAACTTCGTAACGATACGAGCCTGTTTCAATCGACCCCACGGCAATCTGAAATTGGTCATAGCGGTTGGTGTAGGATGACAGGTTTGCGGATTTCAGCAGGGTGTAATCGGTCGTGGTGTTCTTGGCGATGCTCGTGAGGCGCAGGATGTACCTGCTGCCCGTGCTGGCTCGCTCGGTCCAAGTAACCGTCAGGGTGTTGGTCGTGTCAGGGTTCAGGTAAAGCATCTGCTTGTAAATGTGCGATGCCCCCGAATTTCACAATTTGCGCCCAATCTGCCTGTACAACTCCGCCCGCTTCTTGGCGGTTTCAGCCACGTTGAACCGCTTCTTGATGTCCCTCGTTAGGTTGTCAGCCAAGCCTTTCCGCAGGTCGGGGTCAAGGATCAACTGCTTGATATACTTGTACCAGTCCTTGGGTTTGTTGTAAGGCACCAAGAACCCGTTCTTTCCGTGCTTGATGACGTCCGTGTAGGGGATGGTTTCGGATGCGATGATCGCTTTGTTCATCCACCCGGCCTCCACCACCTTCAACTCGGATTTCAGTTTGTTGAACTTGGTGTCCCGGAGCGGTGCAAGGGTTACGTTCACAAAGTTGTAGCCCCCGACGTAGGAGTAAATATCCGCAGCCTGAATGCGTCCGTAGTTCGGGTTGTTCCCTTGGTCGCTGATTATCTTTTCGTAGCCCTCGTAAACTGGGTTGTTGTCGTTCCAACCTCCGAGATAGAGCCTGTACTTGCCGTCAAGGTTTGCGTCCCATCGTAGTTTCTGCATCCCCTCACGGAGCAGTTCCATGTCCTCGCCATGCTGCGCCCCACCGAACCAACCGAACTTGACGAGGTGCTTGTCGGGTTCCTCTTCGGGGTTGGGGATGAACTGCTGATAGGCTTCGTATGGCTCGTTCTGCAAGATGCTCACATTCGCATTTAGAGGCCGTATGCGAGAGGCAAGATGCTCGGTGGTACAGGTAACCCAATCGGCTAATTTGATGTGCTTACGGATGACCTCTGCGAGTTTGGTTTGGTGATAGTGGCGGTACATGATGTGGCCCGATTCCAGCACCCAATAGTCGTCAAGGTCAAGGATGACTTTCGCCCCGTATTGGGTGAGGGCTTTGTAAACATTCTCCACCTGCTCCATCGTCCCCTGACACCAAAGCCGGCTGAACAGGAACAGGTCAATGGACTTCAATCCCTCGTCGCTGATGGTGGTGATATTCTCAACGCACACATAGTCAAATTCCGGGTAGTTGTCGCCCAAGTATGCGTTCGGCATTTCGAGGCGGTAGAAACTGCACCCGGTTGGATGGGCGTTGTAAACGATACAAATCTTCATGGGGTAAAAATAAGAAGGGCAGCCATTGCTGACTGCCCCTCTCAAACCTCAGATGATGAAAACCTGATGCGAAGATACTACGAACCGAGTATCTGCGTAGTCGATGGTGTAAAGACTGTTGACTCGATTA